GCACAGATAAAAAAAGGGCCCCGGGGATGAGCCGGGGCCTTGAACAGGAGAGGAGGAAATGACTTTCCTTTCCCGAGGAGAAGCAGATGTCTTGCAACAACCGCCGAAGTAAGTGTATAGTGACACGCATCGGTAAGCAAGGCACAACGCCAAAACCCGCACATGCTTGAACACTTAATTAGTGAAGACCTAGACCCGGTAATCTCCGAGGGCCCCCCTGTGGGCTTCGTGCCGTTGGAGAAAGTATCACCAGAGAATCTGATCGACGCCCAGTCAGAAACAGCGGAGTGGTTAAATTCTTTGGGTCTGACCGACGAGAAGGTTCAAGACCAAGCAGCTACCACGACCGCCAGAGCGGCGTTCGCCGCCATCACAACCGGGACTACCCCGGGCAACATCCAAAACGCCCTGACCTCCATGAAGACGCCAGCCGCAGTGCAGCGTCTGGTGGGGATGCTGACCGCCTACGACTGGGAGTTCGTGGAACAGGCCAAAAACCTGAGAGGATATACAGTAGCGAAGCTACTGGAAGAAACCGAGAATCCCAACGCCAATATTAGGCTCAAGGCTCTGGGGCTCCTTGGTAAGGTTACCGAGGTTGGGCTGTTCACGGACAAGATTGAGGTTAAAAAGACTGAGATGTCCGACGACGAGATTGAGACGCGGATTAAAGAAAAGCTCAACCGGTTCATGGGCGTGGTCGATGTGTTGGATGTCACAGACACTGTGGAACTCCAAGAAAAACAAATCGAAATCGCAGAAAAACAAATAGAAACCGCAGAAAAACAAATAGATGCAGCTCAGTAGCATCACGACGCTCACTAAAACCGAGCTGGAAGCCCTGCACAAGGCGCTGCCATACTTGAACGCTAAAGAAAAATCCGAACTGCTGGCCGACTTGGAGGTCAGAGAGCGCCGCGCCCGTCTGCAGGCAGCGCAAGGAAACATGTTGGGGTTCGCCACAGCGGTCTACCCGGGCTTTAAGGTCGGCCCCCACCATAGGAAGCTGGCAAAAATCTTCACGGACGTGATCGAGGGACGCAAAAAGCGCGTCATTATCAATATTGCACCCCGTATGGGTAAGTCCGAGTTCAGTTCTTACCTGTTCCCCGCTTATTTTTTAGGCAAGTATCCGGAGAAAAAAATTATCATGGGTACGCACACGGCGGGTCTGTCGGAAGACTTTGGCCGTCGTATCAGGAACCTGATCGACTCAGAGGAGTATGGTGAAATCTTCCCCGCTACGGTTGTAGCGGATGACCAAAAAGCTGCAGGCAAGTGGTCTACGGCTGCTGGGGGTCAATATTACGCCGCCGGTGTGGGTGGCGCTCTTGCTGGACGGGGTGCAGACCTGTTCGTTATCGATGACCCACACAGCGAACAAGATGTAAAGACCAACAGCCGCCTTGCTTTCGACACAGCATGGAGTTGGTTCCAGACCGGACCGCTGCAGCGTCTGATGCCGGGGGGCGCGATCATTATCATCATGACGCGCTGGTCGCTTCTTGACCTCACGGGTCGTTTGCTGGACTACCAGATCAAAAACCCCGAGGCCATTCCTTGGGAGTTGGTGGAACTGCCTGCCATTCTTAATGAGGGCGAGGAGACCGAGAAGAGCCTGTGGCCTGAGCAGTGGTCACTGGAGCTTTTGAAGTCCACCAAGGCCAGCATCGACCCCCGGTACTGGAACGCCCAGTACATGCAGCAGCCAACGGCTGAGTCCAGCGCAGTTATATCCCGCAAACACTGGCGCATCTGGGAAAAAGACGATCCTCCCTCGTGTGACTACGTGATCCAGTCGTGGGACACGGCGTTTGAGACAAAAACAACCTCGGACTACTCCGCCTGTACAACGTGGGGCGTGTTCTATAACGAGGAAGAGGGCAACAGTCCCCAGATCATCCTGCTGGACGCATTTAAAGACCGTATGGCGTTCCCAGAACTGAAAACAGTAGCGCTTAGGCACTACAAAGAGTGGACTCCTGACGCGTTTATTGTGGAAAAGAAGGCTGCTGGGGCCCCTTTGATCCAAGAACTTCGCCAGATGGGCATTCCAGTTTCCGAGTTCAGCCCTAGCCGGGGCAACGACAAGATGGTGCGTGTGAACGCAGTTGCGGATTTGTTCACATCCGGTAAAGTCTGGGCACCTGACACGCGCTGGGCGCGGGAAGTAATTGAAGAAGTGGCTGCGTTCCCAGTCGGCGAGAATGACGACTATGTGGATACAACAACCCAAGCCCTTTTAAGATACAGACAAGGTGGGTTCATCCCATTGGATACGGACGAGCAGGAAGATAAGCTCTTTCGCCAACGCCGTGCAGCGTACTATTGATTTCAAGATTTAAGGATTCTTCATGGCTACCAATATCGACAAAGCGCTGTACCCTGCACCTCAAGGCATCGACGCCCTAGCAGAAGGCGAACCGGACATTGAGATTGAGATCGTTGATCCAGAAGAGGTGAACATTGGCGTCGATGGGTTGGAGATTAGCCTGACAAAAGAAGACCCCGCTGAAGGCGGGTTTGATGAAAACTTGGTTGATACCCTCCCCGAGGGGGAAATCCAGCAACTAGTCTCCCAGCTCTCCGCTGATATCGACAACGACAAGGGTAGCCGCAAGGAGTGGGAGAAAACATACACCGAAGGCTTAAAACTCTTGGGCCTGCAGATGGAAGACCGCACGGAGCCGTGGGATGGCGCTTGTGGTGTGTTCCACCCGATGATCACAGAGGCAGTGGTTAGGTTTCAGGCAGAGACCATCACGGAAACCTTCCCGGCACAGGGCCCGGTGCGTACCAAGATCATTGGTAAAGAGACGGTTGAGGTCAAAGAAGCTGCGGTGCGTGTGCAGTCTGACATGAACTTTGAACTCACGGAGGTGATGAAAGAGTTCCGCCCCGAGCACGAGCGCATGCTGTGGAGCCTCCCGGCTACCGGCTCTGCCTTTAAGAAGGTCTACTACGACCCGTCGCTGGGTCGGCAAGTCTCGATGTTTGTGCCCGCCGAAGACGTTCTGCTTCCCTACGGTACGACAGACCTTGATACCTGCCACCGCCTCACGCACCTGATGCGCAAGAACAAGGACGACATTGTCCGCTTGCAAGAAGCTGGGTTCTATTCGGATGTGGAGCTGGGTGAACCCAGCAAAAATAAAGACGACATCCAGCAAGCCAAGAACAAAGAGACTGGCTTCTCAGACATCAACGACGAGCGGTTCCTGCTGTGCGAGAGCCATGCGAATTTGGTCATTGATGGCGATAGCTTTCGCCCGGACGACTCAGCCATTGCGCTGCCGTACGTCGTTACCTTCATTAAGGGCACGAACACCGTTTTGTCGATCCGCCGTAACTGGGAAGAAAAGGACGACTACCACGCCAAGCGCCAGCACTTCGTACACTACCAGTACATCCCCGGGTTCGGTGCATACGGCTTCGGTCTCTTTCACCTGATCGGTGGCTTTGCAAAGTCCGCTACTTCCTTGATGCGGCAGTTGGTCGATGCCGGTACCCTTAGCAACCTGCCCGGAGGTTTGAAAAGCAGAGGCTTGCGAATTAAGGGCGACGACACCCCCATCGCTCCGGGCGAGTTCCGTGACGTGGACTTGGGCAGCGGCAACATCCGCGACAACATTCTCCCGCTCCCCTACAAGGAACCGTCCAACGTGTTGTTCCAGTTGCTGGGCACCATCGTTGAAGAGGGCCGTCGGTTTGCCGCGACTGCGGATATGAAAATCTCCGACATGTCCGCGCAGGCTCCCGTGGGTACCACCCTCGCCCTGCTGGAGCGCCAGCTTAAAGTCCTCACCGCAGTCCAAGCCCGGGTGCACTTTGCACTGAAACAAGAGCTGGGCCTGCTCAAAGCGATCATTCGTGACTACACGGACGTTGACTACGAGTACACCCCGGAGTACGGCACCAAGCGGGCCAAGCAAGCAGACTACGACTTGGTGGATGTGATCCCGGTCTCGGACCCCAACGCGTCCACAATGTCGCAAAGGGTCGTCCAGTACCAAGCCGTGATCCAGATGGCGCAGATGGCTCCGGACATCTACGACATGCCCCAGTTGCATCGCTCGATGCTAGAAGTCCTTGGGATAAAAAATGCGGAAAAACTAGTTCCGCTGCCCGATGATATGAAACCCACCGACCCTGTGTCGGAGAACATGGCGGTGCTACGCGGCAAGCCCGTTAAGGCGTTCTTGTATCAAGACCATCAGGCGCACATCCAAGTGCATATGGCTGCCATGCAAGACCCGATGCTGATGCAGCTTATTGGGCAGAACCCCAAAGCGCAGATGATGATGGCCGCTATGCAGGCACACATTGCTGAGCACGCTGCATATATGTACCGCCAGAAGGTTGAGCAGCAACTTGGCTTTGCCTTGCCACCGGAAGAAGATAAGCTGCCCCCGCAGATCGAGACTGCGATGTCCACGATGATGGCAAAAGCCGCGCAACAGTTGTTGGCACAGAACCAAGCGCAGGCGGCGCAGCAACAAGCGCAGCAGCAAGCCCAAGACCCCGTGTTGCAACTGCAGCAGCAAGAGATGCAGCTTCGTGCGCAAGAAGTGGCGATCAAAGACAAGAAAGTTCAGATCGACGCTGCCGCCAAGGCCGATGAGTTGGCGCTTAAGGAGAAACAGTTTCAAGCCGACGCTGCCTACAAAGCAGACAAGCTTGAAGCGGATCAGGAGCGTGATGGTGTCCGCATGGGCATCGAGATCGCAAAGAGCAAAGCCCAGACGGCACAACAATCGAGAGGCCCTCGTAACAAATGATTGAAGACTTCGCACGCGTATTGCGCGAACAAATACGTAACGACATGAACAACTACGCCGACGATTTGGCGGGGGGTCAGTGTCGCACTTTCGATGAATATCAAAAACTCTGCGGCGTTATTCAGGGTCTAGCCGTTGCGGAGCGTTATCTACTTGACCTTGCAGAGAAAGCGAAAAATCAAAATGAGTGAACTTATTCTTCCCCCGGGGATTGCACTACCTCCGCAAATCCAACCGACAGGAATGCCGGACGAAGAAGCGGATGCCGAATCAAAAGCCGGAGCACTACCAATCCCCACGGGCTGGAAACTGCTTTGTATTGTTCCCGAGGTCGATAGCAAGATCGCAGGTACATCGCTCGACTTGGTTCGTGACTCAGCAACTATGCGCCAAGAAGAACACGCCACAACCGTGTTGTTTGTTTTGCGTGTAGGCCCCGACGCGTACAAAGATGCCGCCAAGTTTCCTAACGGAGCGTGGTGCAAAGAAGGCGACTTTGTTCTCGTGCGTACATATTCCGGTACGCGGTTTAAGATTTTCGGAAAAGAGTTTCGCCTGATCAACGACGATCAGGTCGATGCTGTTGTGCAAGACCCTCGCGGTTTAACCCGCGCTTGAAGGAGTAGATATGGCAGGTGAAAACGACGAGTTCAAGTTCCCCGACGAAGTCGAGGGCAAGAACACAGATAACGAAACTGAGATCGAGATTGAGATTGTCGATGACACTCCCGAACGTGACCGGGGGCGCAAGCCTCTTGACCGTGAAGTAGCTGATCCGACAGACGAAGAGATCGAATCCTACTCTGACAAAGTCAAGAGCCGCATTAAAGAACTGACCCACGCACGTCATGACGAGCGCCGTAAGGCCGAGTCACTCTCGCGTGAACGTCAGGAACTAGAGCGCCTTGCACAACAACTTATCGACGAAAACAAAAGTCTTAAACAGCGATACAATGCTGGGCAAGAAGTTTACGCAACAACCGCTAAAGAAAAAGCGGAGGCAGACCTTGGTTTCGCACGCAAAGCCCTGAAAGATGCTCACGAGGCGTTTGACACGGATGCGATTGTTGCAGCGCAAGAACAGCTTGCAGAAGCTAAGATGCGCTCAGAGTCGATGAAAAACTTTAAGCCAACCCCTTTACAAGAGGATGGATATGAGTTAAAAACTCAACAGAACACCCAACAAGCCGCTAAACCCGACGAAAAGTCCCTGCGCTGGCAGGCCAAAAACCAGTGGTTCGGGCAAGACGGCTTCGAGGAATACACCAGCTACGCACTAGGGCTGCACCAAAAACTAGTCACCGGAGGTACTGACCCCCGCTCTGATGATTACTACGACCACATTGACGGTCGCATGAAGTCGAAGTTTCCCGAGTTATTTGGGAACGATGACAAGCCGAAATCTGGTGAGGTTCAAAAGAAACCTACAACAGTTGTCGCTCCAGCATCCCGTAGTACGGCATCTGGAAAGATACGATTGACAGCAACCCAAGTGGCGCTGGCTAAGAAATTTAACCTAACGCCGCAGCAGTATGCTGCCCAAGTAGCTAAACTGGAGAACCAAAATGGCTGAACCCCGGATTCCTCGTGACCTCGTGTCCCGCGAAAAAAACTCTCGATCAGTGTATGTTCCCCCGAGCGCACTGCCCGATCCGACCCCTGAGCCGGGTTATGTCTACCACTGGGTTGCTACGCATATCCTTGGTCAGGCTGATCCGACAAACGTATCTAAAAAGATGCGTGATAACTGGGTGCCGGTGAAAGCTGTGGATCATCCGGAACTGTTGCTTGCTGGCAATGCTCAAACTGGTAACGTGGAGATTGGCGGTCTTATGCTTTGCAAACAGACTGTTGAACAATACCGAGCCCGTCAGGAGTATTACGCTACGCAAGCTCAGAACCAGATGGAGTCGGTGGATAATCACTTCATGCGAAACAATGACCCGCGTATGCCTCTGTTTGCGGACCGTAAGTCCTCGGCCAGTCGCGGAAGCGGATTTGGTTCTGGTTCAAAGTAATTAGGAGTCCTTAAATGGCATCTACCGCATCTCCCTACGGCCTACGCGCCGTAAACCGTAACGACGGCATGCCCTATGCTGGCGCTACGAGTCAGTTCCTGATTGATCCTGCAGGTCTGGCATCCAACATCTTTAACGGCCAAGTCGTTATTGTTAACGCCAACGGTTATATTGCCCTGTCTACTGCCACTGGCGCAGACTTGACGACTAACAACCTTGGTGGAAACACTCTCGGCGCTTTGGGTGTGTTTGTTGGCTGTTCTTACATCAACGCACAAGGTCAGCAGATTTACGGCCAGTACTACCCCTCCGGCACAACCGGCGTGGTGACTGCATACGTGATCACTGATCCCAGCGTGACGTTCCAAGCTCAGTTGGATGGCACCACCACCCAAGCTGCTTTTGGTGCAAACACCTTCTTTGCTGCCGTTCAGAGCACCAGCACTGGTTCTACCACCACAGGTAACTCGACGAGCGCTTTGGAGTCCACGGTTGTTACTACCGCCGCCGCGTTCAAGATCATTGGCTTTGCCTCCCCGGTTGGTGATGCATTCCCTGACGTGCTGGTGAAATTCAACCCCGGCGCTCACGCCTTCACCAATGCCGTTGGCATCTAAGGAGTAATTAAAAATGGCTATTTCTCGTGCACAGCTACTTAAAGAACTCCTTCCCGGACTGAACGCTTTGTTTGGTATGGAGTACGCCCGCT